GTCTGTTGCTGAGTTAAATCTTAACGACAAAAGTTCGGCTAACGGTACAACTGAGGCTAATAAAGTCCTTACAGCAGATGCCAACAAAGATGTTACAGCTATTCGCAATTTGACTGCTACAGGCACTGTTACACGCGCTCTGACACGCGGCTCTATAGATGTTGGTAATAGTTCTGGCGTGTCATCTGCTTTAGCAAAAGGCGCTGCAGGAACAGTCCTAACATCTGATGGTACTGATTTATCATTTGTGGCGGCTAGTGGCGGCGGCGAACAGACATTTACAGCTAGTGGCAGCATAAGCGCAGGAAACATTGTAGGCATTAAGCCTGACGGTACGGTTGCCGTATGCGAACAAGAAAGCAGCGGTGTAGTGGATGTTTCTACTGCTAATCCGTATTATGCTGGTGACCAGCCTCTAAACGGCGCTTTTGATGGCACTTCCAAGATTGTCGTTACATATAGAGAGCAAGCAGATAGTGATAAAATAAAAGCAGTAGTCGGTACTGTAAATGGCACTGCAATAACCTTTGGCTCAGTTGTAACTGTAGATTCAACTACCGATCAGAATTTCCCCACCATTGTATACGATTCAAATGCTGGAAAATTTTTGCTTGTCTGGATTCACACGCCGGGAACTCCTGACACTATGAGGGCAGCAGTAGGCACTGTAAGCGGTACATCTATTAGCTTTGGCACAAGAATTGATGTTTCAACAAATGTCAAAGGAGACGTAATTCAAAAGCTAGTTTACGATGACTACGCCCAAAAGAGTGTTGTAGTGTATAAGGAAAATACCAACGATCCTAGCGCAAGGGTTCTGACAATCAGCGGGACAAGCGTGTCGGCAGGTGCATTGTTTGATTTAAAAAACACAAGTAACTGCTATTACATGACAGCAGCCTATGACAGCACGGCAAATAGGACCGTTGCAGTATACGATAACGGCGTAAATATGTTCTGCCGCACTTTAGAGGTCAGTGGTACTTCTTTGGTTGGCGGCACAGAGGTTCAGTTTAATAATCAGTTTGGTTACTATTTAAATGCTTCTTACAACCCTACAGTTAATAAATTTATTATTGCATATTATAACGACACCGCAACCGGCGGGGTTTTAACTGGTTATCATTTAATCGCCGGCTCTGTAAGCGGATCAACAATTACTTTAGGTACGGCTGTCAAACAGGGTGTAAACATAAGTTCTAATACAGTATACGACCCGACCTCTGGACAAAGTTATTTGCAGGGAGCAAACCGTAATTATTATTGGTTACTTTCGTTTAGCGGAAATAATGTAAGTATCATAACTTCAAATATTGTTATAGATACAGACCAATATCCCGGTAATGTTGGAGGTAATTTATTTGGCAACAGTACGCTTAGAATTTGGTTGTACCGATCTTCATCAACTACTCGTCCTGTTGTCTTAGGGCAAAAACCTGCCGCTCCTTCGTTTGTTGGCATAGCCAAAGAAAACATAAGTAATGGTGCGACGGGAAAAGTTACGGTAGCTGGTGGCATAAATACTAGCGTGAGTGGTTTGACCACAGGGAAGCAATTTGGATTACCAACAACGGCTATTGTTATTACCGAAATCTCATTATCAGACACTCAAGCCAACAGAATATTTGGCACGGCATTGAGTAGTACGAGCATCTATCTTGACAAAGGAAACCTGCGATGAAACCGTTTACCTTGTGGTGTGTAGATAATGGTTTAGCACCGTCCGCGTCTTCTTTTAAAAAATGGCGTAGTTTAAAATTACAAGAGTCTGATTGGATGGATTTACCTACCACTCCTGCGGCTACTACCGAATGGGCAAACTACCGTCAGTCTTTGCGTGATCTTCCAGCCAATGCTGCGTATCCACTAGGTTTAATTGATCCTAAATTTATACCGCTCGACCCTAACGGAGAATAAGACATGTCAGGATACATAGGCACACAGCCAGTACCACAGGCCACGCAAAAGCGTCAGGCTTTTACTGCTACGGCAGGGCAGACCACCTTTGCTACAAGTGGGTACAGCGTAGGTTTTGTCGATGTATATATGAACGGCGTAAAACTGGCTGCTGCCGATTACACCGCGACCAACGGCTCTGACGTTGTGTTGGCTACCGCTGCTTTGGTTAATGACATTATAGAAACTGTATCGTTTACATCCTTTGTAGCTAGTGATGGGTTAGCCGTTGCAAACAATCTGTCGGACGTAGCAAGCGCATCTACATCAAGAACAAACTTAGGTATAACTTTACCAAATCTTGGCGTGACCAGCACTGCCGCTGAATTAAACCAATTAGACGCCATTACTCGGGGAAGTATCCTGTACGGCAATGCTTCCGGCGCTACTGCAAGACTTGCCAAAGGTGCTGCTGGCACAGTTCTAACATCTGATGGCACTGATTTGTCATTTGCTGCGGTTGCAGCAGGCGCAGACGATGTAGTTTGGCCTTCTAATCTAGCTTCTCCCAACAACACATACACAGCTTCTGGCACATGGTCAAAAGGTTCACTGGATGATGATGATTACGTATGGATATATCTTGTTGGCGGCGGTCAAGGCGGGAGGAGCAGCAGTTCTTATTTGGATGGTACAGTTGGCGGTGCAGCACTGCTTATTTACGGAAAAGCTAAATTTTTTAACGGGGGTGCTTATGTTGTAGGCGCTGGGACAGCGGGTAGCTCTACTGCTAGTGACCCAGCACTGGGAGCCGCAAGCACGTTCACTACAACATCAACACATGGTTCTACAATTTTTACAACAGCCGATGCTGTGGCTGGTAGTGTTAATCAACCAAGCCCTTCCGCAACTTTGTTCAACACTTTTACAGGTGCTGGTACAAAACAACCCACGACAAATATTGTCGCCGCAGCCCCTAGAACACATGATTTTATTTTAGGTACGCCAATCACAGGTTGGGCTGGAATTACAAGCGCTACTACGCACTGGAATTTTGGTCAGGCTAGTAATGGTATTGGTCAAAATGGTATTTTTGGAGGAGGTGCTGGCGGCGCAATATACAGCGGTGGCGCAAGGGCTGGCGGCGGGTCGCTTTATGCGGGTGCTGGTGGCGCTTCGTCGGGTGATGGGGCAAATCAAAACGGCACTGCTGGCACAGTTCCCGGAGGTGCAGGTGGAGCAGGTGGGTCGGGGACAAGTGTTGGCGGAGCAGGTGCTAACGGAAATGTAAGGGTCTATCATGTCTAAAATCTGGTACAACAAACAAACAGGCGATGGCGCAATTTTTGATGATGCAGAAAACATGTCAAAGTGGCCTGACTTTCAAGAAAGTGCTGTGACTGCAACTGCGACTAAAGTTAGAGCGCAACGTGACACACTACTAGCGGCATCTGACCACATGGCATTGGCTGACCGCATTACGGACGAGTGGCGAACCTATCGTCAGGCACTGCGTGACATACCTTCTCAGTCTGGGTTTCCAACGAACGTAACATGGCCCGTTAAGCCTACTTAGGAGTAAGACATGACCAAAGCTAGAGACCTTGCAGGATTTGCGTCATCCTCTGTAACAACCACAGCCTCTGATGGCTTGGTTCTCAAGGGCGATGGTAGCACTACAGACGTTGTAATCAAGAACGGCGCTAACGCTACGGTGGCATCAGTCGCAGATGGTACAGTAAACATTGCTGCTGCGGGTTCTATAACAGCTACAGGTGCGTCTGTAGGCGCGTTGGCTAGAGGTTCTATACAAGTAGGCAACTCGTCAGGTGTGGCCGCAGCGTTGGCTAGAGGTACGTCAGGCTATGTTTTAACCGCAGGTGCTAACGATCTTAGCTGGGCAGAAGTGCCTAGTTCTGATCCTACTTTGCCATCTGTTCCGAATTGGGCTAGTCCAACTAACACATACACAGCTTCTGGCACATGGAGCAAAGGCGGTTTGGCTGACAGTGCGTTTGTATGGTTTTACCTTTTAGGCGGAGGTGGCGGCGGTAATGGTGCTAATGGTGAATTTCACAATTTTGGTGGAAGTGGAGGTGGAGCGGTTTTAATTCACGCGACAGCCGCTATTTTAAACGGAGCAGCGTATGTTATTGGTGCTGGTGCGGCAGGAACAACGGCGTCGAATGCCAGTAATCCTACAGAAACAAAACTTACGCTGTCTGATGGGCGTATTTTTAGCACTACAAATGCAAGCAATAGAAAAGCACAAACGATAGGAACAAGCGGGACAACAACAAACTTTCAACAAACTGTACCTGACCCAGTGGTAATAACAATAAAAGCGGGTGTTACTGAAGGCGGTGTTACCATGACAGATAGCACGGCTTTTTTTAGCGAAAGCCCCTCTGGTGCTACCGCAAACAGCGGACGTTTGTATTCAGTTTTTGGTGGCGGCTCAGGTAAAGGGACATCCTATCAAACAACTTCTGGTGGGACAGGGGCTACCTCTACATACGCAGGAACTGGTGGCTCAGGCCAAGCAGGGCCAAACGGCGGTAGTGGCTTTACTGCCGGTTCTTACCCGGGCGGAGGCGGCGGCAGTCGAAACGCCTATTCTTCTGGGGGAGCTTCTGTTGGTGGGGCTGGGGCTAACGGTAACGTGAGGGTCTATCATGTCTAAAATCTGGTACATCACAAATATAACTTGGCCCGTTGAGCCTAGCTAATGGCAGATATAGATGAGCGTGTTTCCGCGCTAGAAAAGGATGTTGTGGCTTTGCAAACAGAGGTAAGAATCCAATTTAAGGAAGTCTTTACTAGGATCAAGCGACTTGAGGCTGTGCTTATAGCTACATCTGGTGCAACAATCATTATGCTGTTAACAATTCTTAGTCGTATGGGGTAAGCATGTGGTACACGTTTTTGTTCTTATACTATATATAGGCATAGGATCAGAACGTGCGGCAATAAGTACTGATTTATACTTTAAAAGATTAGATATATGTAATTGGTACGCTGAACACTTAGTTAGGCGCTTCGGGTATCCCGAAACAAGAGATTATGGTACAGCTTATTGTGTACCCAAGTCAGTTAACCCTAATGAGGTAACAGTATATGATTGATCCTGTTACAGCTTTTGCAGCAGCTAACGCAGCGTTTAAAGGCGTAAAGATGTTGGTCGGCGCTGGCCGTGAGATGCAGGACGTTAGCAAGCAGCTTGGGTCGTGGTATTGCGCTGTTGCAGACATAACCAAAGCGGAGTCTCAGCGCAAAAATCCAACGTGGCTAGATAAGAAAACGCATGGAACCGATAACATAGAGCAAGAAGCTATGGATATTGTGATCCGCAAGAAGACCCTTTTAGAAAAAGAAAAAGAAATTAAGTTCATGCTGGACTATAGGTTTGGCTTGGGGACTTACGACGAGATGCTGGGTATGCGCCGTAAGATACGTGCTGAACGAGAAGAAACCGTATATAAGGCTATGGAAGCCAAACGCCAGATACAGAATAACATGGCTATAGGTGGATTAAGCTTGGGTATATTGTGTATGCTAGGGGGTGGTATGTATTTAATAATGTTGGCTACACAATGATAAATGCGTTAATACTGTCGATGACGCTTGCAGGAGTTGCTAATCCCACTCATGTGCAATGCCACCTGTGGAAAAGGTTTACAGATGGAAATGGGCAGAAAGTTTGTGTATACAGATTTACAGCGGGGTACGGTGGCTTGGGATACCACTACCCTACTAAAAACTTTTCTGAATGTCCCAAAGTATTTAGTTGTCTTTATGAGAAAAAGGACAAACGCCCTAGTTTGTCAGAAATATTAGATGGCCTGAAAGGGGGTTTCTAATGACTATGGAAAAGTTTTTGGCGTGGAAAATTATGCCTCGACTTATGATGTTGGTAATGACGATTATGTATATTCGTGTGATTGAGTGGTTTATTTCGTTACCGCAAGATGTTGTTAGTACGCAGGCTACTGCGCTGACTGCAACCGTAACCGGCGCTATGACAGGCGCGTTTGCTGTATGGCTAGGATCAGAAAAATGATAACGCTACTAGGCAGTTTATTAGGTTTTGGTAGTTCATTTCTGCCAGAGGTTCTTAATTATTTCAAAGCAAACCAAGCGCAAAAGCATCGTATAGAAATGATGCATATTGAAACGGAACTAGCGCAGAAACGGTCTGAGATGAAGCTGGTTGAGCTAGACAAACAAGCTGACATTGAAGAAACGAAAGGGTTGTATTTACATGACAGTTCTATCGACGCTGGAAGTTTTATCAACGCCTTACGTGGGTCCGTTCGGCCCGTTATCACTTATATGTTTTTTGCTTTATTCATTGCCACAAAGGTCGTGATTATGGTGAAGGTCACACAAGCTGGCGGCGAT